GTGGATCCTTTCGGCATCCGTTTTATTAAGGTGCGACCATCAAAGATGCATCGCGGTTATTGCGGGTTACCATAAAACCTTATAGTAACCCCAATCTTTTTATTTATACAGTATTAGGATTTTGTTCCAATATTGTATTTTGGCTGTAAATCCCATTCATCCTTTTCTTTAAAAGAGATGATTTTTATTTGTCTTAGATGAGCAGTGTCTTTTGCCTCATCAGGATTTACAACATTAATTAATCCCCAATCTGATAACAGCATTGTGATCGTGTTGCGTCGTTGAATATCATTCTCAAATAAGTTTGATGCTTTGCCATCAAGAATGAATAATTCTTTAAAGTGTACAATGAAGTATCTTCCTTGTTTATGTAATATGTGACAAGACTGATATAATCTTTTATCAAGTTGCGATGCAACACCAATTCGTGTTAATGTTTCGCGTACTTTTAAAAAGTCGTCGGGTTCATTTAGTGTAATTTCCAACATTGTGTTTGGAGTCCACTCTACTTGTTTATTTTGTTCCACCATGGTCAACCTTCCGCTGTAGTTCATTCAACTGTTCATTGTTAAGAAGAGATAGTACTTGACGGGCTTTGTCGTTTGAATACCCGTAATACGTCTTAATCACTTCAATCATTTCTAAATTGGTCTTGTCTTGCTTAGCCCATTTAGAGAAACGTTTCCGCTTCCTGACAATATTTATACATTATCCGAAATTCATATTATTATAAATAATATCAGAACAAGAGGTTACGCCAATAACCTCTGTCCCTAAACACAATAACTGTAAGGAGCAGCTACATGCCTAATACTATATATCACAAACATCACATCATCCCGCGCCATGCTGGCGGTAGCGACGATCAGTCAAATTTAATAAAACTGACTGTAGAACAACACGCTCTTGCCCACCTTGCTCTATACGAAAAGCATAATCGTTTGCAAGACCTAATTGCGTATAAAGCTCTTTCAGGCCAAATAAGCGGCGAAGAAGCTAGAAGACTAGCCGTTTCTGCAGCTTTAACTGGAAAGAAGCAAACTAAAGAACATGTTAAAAAACGTGTCGCTGCTAGAATGAAAACAAATCCGACGCCAACTAAAGGCATGACTCTTCCTAAATGGACTGATGAAAGATCTAACAAATTCAAAAAATCCATGAAAGAACTGTATGCTAATAAGGACGGATCAAGATTAGGGGCTATCACTACAGACGAAACTAAAAAGCTGCAATCTCAAGCCGCGCTGAACCGTCCTAGAATCAATTGTGAACATTGCGGCGAAAGTGTTCAACTTGCAACATACGCGCGCTATCACGGAGCAAAGTGTAAGCACCGTTAAGTTCCACCCTTATGTATTTTTTCGAGCAGCGCGGACTTTTGATCTTTTGATAAAAGTCCGACAACTTGTCTAGCCTTATCATTACTATAATTGTATACAATCTTAATTGCTTCAATTATATCAGCATCAGCTGTGTCAGCCTTGGCCCATTTAGAGAAACGTTTCCGTTTCCGTACAATGTTAATAAGAAACTGATACTGCAGTTTATTGTCCAATTTGTGATACCGATTCATTTCATTTGCATAAAAGATAGTATCTTGGAACTGCGAAAGGCCACGGTTGATAAGAAAGGCTGCATAACCTTTCTCATCCTCTGGTGTTACCATAATATTACGTTTGCTTAACGTAATGGAATTTACATAATCAAAAGGATTCATCATTACTCCAAGTTTAAGATCTGATCCGACGAAACGATGCTTGGCGCTTCTTTAGACTTGCTCAGTCTTCCAGCCGAGATAATCAAAAGAATAACAGCAAGCGGATCAAACACAAATATAAGCATAAATATCATTAGACGAACTGCGCTGCCATACTTGTCTTCAGCATCATTACCATAAAGCATTTCTGCGATATATTTAATGGGACCAAGTTCAGCTTCAAACTTTGCATCTTCTAATGTATATTCATACAATTCATTATTTAGTTTAAACAGTTTGTCCATTGACATTGTTCTCAACGAATCCAACTGCACACGTTGCTCGCTTTGTGCTGTACGAGCTTGAAGTCCTTTTGTAACATACCCAAGTTCGATATACTTATCCAATGCTGCATCAAGTGCGCCTAACTGAGAATCAACCGAATCTAAACGCTTTTGTTCTGATCCGATTGTTTTCTCAAGACGAGACACTTCAATCGCAACACCAGCATTACCGGAGGTTTGTTCAAGATATGCTTTTGACAAATAACCGAAGATACCGATACTTGTAATTAACATAAGAACTACCACCGCAACTAATAAGTATATCTTAATACCTATTGTAACACATTTCCACTCAAGATGCAACCATGTTGCTGCAACTAATTTGCCAAGCTCTAAAACACTGGCCATTATTATAACTGATATTGCAGCTCCTGCAAAGATAGCGGACAAACCTGCTATTGAGAAGTAAGCTGCAACAAGTGCAATTACTATTGCTGTTATGAATGTAATATAGTTTAACAACATAGTTAATACCTTGGCTAAAGATATTATTTATAAGAATACTTCTCTTATAACACTTTGCATACGCATTACATCAATTGCGATGTCGTGTATAGGATCGTGAGCAACAAAAACATCTTCAAGACCTTCAGGAATAAACTTGTTATTCAAACCTGAGGTATAAGATAGTCCTTCAATGAAACTACGAGTATCACGAACCTTTGCCCAATTATATGGTTCGCCTAAACCTTGGTCAGCCAAAGTAAATGTAGTGATCATAGGATCAAAAGTATTGCCGCGGGTAAATATTGCATCAGCTTGGTGGCAATGATTCTTGAAGCAGGCATTCAGCTCAGTGATAGACAAATCGTCGGGTGTTGGTGTTAGCTGAGCATCACGCAATTCTTTAGGCTGTTTCTTCCACCAATCAAGAGTTTCTTTATTGATAACTTTACCAAACGATTTGACTTGCTCCATGATATCGAATTTATATTCAGCAGCCCGACTACAAAGTTCTTTAAAGGTATATGGGTTTTCAGACATAAATCTATCAGGATCGTAGTTCATGATAGCAAGCGAAAGGATCGGCGCATTACGCGTGTCGGTTCCCAGTGTTTCATAATCATAAATTACATTTTTAGGCATTTAGTTTCTCTCAATCAAATTTATAGAACTATTATATAACAGTTCACACGGCATGTCAATAGTTATTTAAACTCAACTGCAGACATTATTTCGGTAAACATTGCTACAAGATTTATTTCTGAGTCGCAAACAAACGCGTTTTTATGTTGGTAATCGGCGATGATTAAAACAAGCTGAGGTATAGAACTGGCCTTAACGTTATCTTCCATGTTATCATAAACCATTCTGAAGATAGTTTGTGCTTCAACATCAATGTTATCAACAACCCACTTACGCATTGTCTTGAAGTCTTTATCCTTAAGATAACCCATCAAAGCTTTGATGTTTTCGTTACTAACATTAGTTAGAACACCAGCATCAATTTTACCAGAGATGCTATATCTTTGACATTCGTTTAAAACTCTACGCCAATCTGGGAAATGCTTTTCAATCAGCTTTACTAATGAAGCAGGTTCAAACTCAACGTTTTCTGCTTTAAGAACTGTTTGCAACCGTTTAAAGAAAGCCATCGCAATCTTAGGACGTTCCTTAGGTTGTATTTGAAATTCGTAAACTGAACATCGAGAATGCAGTGGTTCAATAATACGGTTCTTGAAGTTACATGTAAGAATAAATCTGCAGTTCTTCGAGAATTCTTCAATGAAACCACGAAGTGCAGGTTGGGTTGACTGTGGGTTCATATAGTCGGCTTCGTCGAGAATAACAACTTTATAACCGCCACTTAATGACACTGTTGAAGCAAACTGTTTTATCTTGCCTCGTAAAGTATCGATGTTGCCTTCTTCTGATCCGTTAATCACAATGTGATCAAGATCCAACTGAGTACATAATGCGCGAGCGACAGTTGTCTTACCAACGCCTGCAGTACCACTGAACATCATATTAGGTAATTCACCACCTTCGGCGATTTCAGTAAAGGTTTTCTTTAAAGACTCTGGTAATATACAGTCTTCAATTGTTTTTGGGCGATATTTCTCACACCAAAGGAATTCTACACTCATTCACATTTACTCCATAAACTATAAAAAACTATTATATCACATTAATCATACAATGTAAATAGTAGCGGCCGAAGCCGCTGCAGAAATTAACCAAAGATGTCTTCGTATAAACCAGTAACTTCTTCAAACTCGCTTTGAACTTGGGTAAAGTTTTGTTTATGATACATCGAAGCAAACTTCTTAATGATTTTTTTGTCAACACCGATCTCGTCAAATACTGCCTCAACGATATCTTTTTGAAGATCACGCTCGGCCTCAACACGAGTCATAGAGTCAGACAATTCTTTTACACCAGCTTTCAATCTTTCTTTATCTTTAGGGTTGGATAACATCATTTCAATCATTTCCTTAAATTTAATATATTCACGTAAATTATTAGTTTCTTTATTCACAAAAGTTCAACCTTTGTATTAAGATATTCACCGAATAGCCTAAGACTACCCAGTTTATATCAAGTTATTCACAAAATAGCCCGAAGGCTATTCCGTTTGTATCAAGTTATTCCGACGGTTCGTTAGCTTCAGTAGAATCAGCATCATCATCAGTTTCTGGTGGTGAAACTGCATTGACGAAGTCAACTAATTTCTGTCGTAGCGTACCAACCAATTGTAACTCAGTTCCTTCAAAGGCACCACGTTTAGAACATAAGTCGATAACCTTTACACAGTCAACTAAATCGTTAACATCAATGAATGACTTAGTTTCTTCAGTTTCTTCAAGATCTACTATAACATCAAGATCCTGTAATTCCACATCTTCGATTTCGTTTGACATATTATTCTCCATAAGTTGAGCTCTTCTCAAGAGCGATAAAGTAATTAACATTAGCTGCAGTGTTAGTGAATTTTGAAATTAGTTTAGATGAAACTTCAATATCGTAATCGCCTTGAACCATTTTGAAGTTTGATACATTGAATATAAGATTAAATTCAGTATCAGATAAACCTTCACATGGAATTTCAATAGCGAAGCGGTTTGAACTAGAATCCTTAACATCAGTTGTAGTAACAAGTAACGAATCTTCACCGTTATTTGTAATAACAACATCAGAGACACCTAATACCGATGTTGCTTTGCGAATAGCAGCAAGATCATCAGAAGATAAGTGGAACGCCAAGTCAGCTTTAGGCATTTTAACTTCTTTAGTAACAGATGTAAGAATTTCAGTATTTGAGAAACGATAGCGAACAAGACGTTTACCTTGACTGATAACAACTGACTGAAGTTTTTCATCAAACTCTAATTCAGGATCATCAAACATATTGTAAACATTTAGGAATTCACCTAAATCATAAATGCCAAACTCTACAGGAAAGGTTTCGGCAATGTCAGCATATCCCATCACGTTTTTTGCTTCGTTAATAGTCTTAAGTTTAGAACCTGCACCAATCACAATGTTAGAGTTAATCAGTGCAAAGTTTTTAAGCAAAGACATAGTTTCATTAGATAATTTCATAGTTTTTCCTTTTGTTTAATTAATAGAGCTATTATATCAAATAATAACTCGCGTGTCAATAGTTTTTTCTAAAAAGATAAATGAGTATCTTCGCCACTGTCTTCGTTTTGCAAATCTTCGCCAGCATCGATTTTACCATAAAGGTCAATGAATGCATCACGAATATCGGCATCAAAACGGTTTACACAAAGTTCAACAGCTTTCTTTCGGTCTTTAAAAACTGTTACTGCTTTAACGATATGTGT